GGTGGGGCGCGTGTTCCTTCGTAATCAGGTGGCGTCATACGAGCCGGATGTGGACTATTACGTGTCGCGGCAAGATTACATCATAGGACGGGGATGATAGCAGTATCGACAACACAACTGGAGCGGCTCGGCATTGTGGCACGCCAGAAGCCATTCGCGCTGATGAACGGCACAAGCGGGCGCGTCGTTGGGCCGGTTGACGCGGTGCATGACGCGCTCAAATGGGTGATCAGCGTCGGGCGGAATGCGAACGGCGGGCAGGTTTCAGTGGAGATTGAGCACAGCCCAGACGGCGATGCCTGGTATGCGTATGATCCGCCGCTCATCTATCAGACAACGAACGCGGGCGAGACAGCATATATCGACATGACGCGGGCGGATGATGTGCCAGCGTCAACGATTGCGCTACGGGCTGTCATTCGCGGGCAGTTCGAACTGGACTGGCAGCACGCCGGGGTAGAGGTGGTGTGCCGCCATGTCTAATGTCCTGATCGCCGTTCCCATCCATACGGGTATTCATCGGCGTACCCTGGATAGCCTATTTCAACTGCAGCACAGCCGCGCATACCAGTCTGACATTGTGATGCTGCGAGGCGGCGACGAACATATACGCGACGCGAAAACGCGCATCGCCTGGAAGTACAATCAGGCGAGAGATATGTGCTTACGTGGTGACTATGATTACCTGCTGACTGTCGAACAGGATATCGTATTTGAAAAGGATGCCTTGACGCGGATGCTTGCCACACTGGACGAGTACGACGCCGATGTCGGTTATGCCCTCTACTGTTTCCGGCAGCCGCCATATTATCGCTGGAATGCGTTCCCGGCAATGGATAACGTGACGTTCACAGGTCAATCGCTCTCATTCTTTCCAGAGCGGGCGCGGGCCGCGTGGGGCAAGGTTATCGATTGCGAAGGGCAAGGCAATGGCTTCACGCTCATTCGCCGCCGCGTCCTGGAACGCATCCGCTACCGTGTTGAGCATCGCATTGGCGAGGGCGCCCACTCCTCGCAAGACACCTATTTCGCTTTTGACTGCCGGATGGCAGGCATCAAACAGGTGTGCGATACCAGTATCGTGTGTGGGCATATCTGTATGCAGGAAGGCGCGTTCGTGACACTCTGGCCGGATATCAACGAGGAAAAAATGCACAGGATTGAGGCATGAGCGAGTACCCAACATTAACCATTATCACCGCACTGAGCAGGCCGGGATACCTACCAGGCATATTCGACAGTCTGAACGTTGCCGAAGGGCACAACCTGGATATTAGACACTACATCATCCATCCGCACGGCGCGACACACCCCGGCAATGGACGAGCCGATATGGCGCGCAATGTTGACGCGGCACTCTCCAGTATCCGTGATGGGTGGGTCTGGATTTTGGATGATGACAACAGCGTACACCCATCGTTTTTTCGGCGGCTTGAAGAGGAAATCGCAGCGCATCCGGATGCGCGGGCGTTCGTGTTTTCGCAGGAACGTGCGGATGCGCGACGGTTGTTGAAAGCTGCGCCGGAGAACGTTCGCATCGGCAGTATCGATACAGCGCAGTTCGTGCTGCGTCGTGATCTGATTGGCGACCTGCGGTGGTGCGAACTGCCTGTACATGACGGCATTTTTATTCAAGAATTGCATGAGCAATGCCCAGAAGACTTCTGCTTTGTGGATGAGGTGCTGTGCTATTTCAACCGTCAATCATTTGGCGCGCCGCGTCACGTGATGGTCAATCTGGGGTGTGGTAGTGACGTCCGTGATGGCTGGATTAACATTGACAGCGCGCCGCGTGCAGGCGTCAAGGCGCACGACATTCGCCAGGGGTTACCGTTTTTTAACAATAGTGTTGACTACATTTATGCTAGTCACGTCCTGGAGCATCTCGACTATGCTGTCGCGTTGAAACTGATTGACGAGTGTCATCGGGCGCTCTTGCCTGGTGGCGTCGTGCGGTTTGTGCTGCCAGATGTGCCGCGCCTGCTGGCAGACTATGTGCGTGGGGACGTGTCTGACTGGCAGGGATTTACACAGTTCGTGTGCTCTGCCATCCCCGGCGTGGAAGAGCCACAGCCGATTGATTACGTCAACGCTGTCATTTTTAACGTGGCACGTGACCCGCATCGTTACGTCTGGGATGTGCCGCGCCTGTGCGATGTGCTGCGAGCGGCAGGATTTGCAACAGCGGAGCCGGTCGCGTTCGACAGCCGCATCGATATTAACGATCCATTCAGAACTGATCATTCATTCTATGTAGAAGCTCGTAAGGAGGGCTAATAGCATGGCGACGATTACCGTAGTTGAGGGCGTAGGGACGTACCCATCGCTGGCGTCGGCAAATGGCGCGGCCACCGGCGCGTGGGTTGACCTGGACACGGGTGCCAGCGCGAACAGTTTCAGCGCTAAGAAGGGCGACGTGCTCATTGTCTACAATGACGCGGCATCGTCGGGCGATACCATCAGCGCAACCGTGGAAGGTACCAACAACCCCTATGGTGTGCAGGCCGACAAGGTGAAAGAGGTCAATGGGATGGACTTCTGCATCTTCGAACTTGAGGTACTGGAGGGTTGGGTGCCTGACGGCGGCTCGCTTGTGTACCTGACAGTTGAGGAAACTGGCACCGCAACGGCGAAGGCGGCAGTATTCCGCCCCAACCAGGGCTAAAGGAGGGCATCATGGCAAACTGCCCAACGACAGGGGATGCCATCTGGGCATACGGCACGACGCTGTGGCGCTCCGATGGTGACGCCAATAACCCGCAATGGGAACGCGTCACATTCATCAATCAGATCAATCCGCCCGGCGGCTCGACCGCAGAGATCGAGACAACCCACCACGACACCCCGGATGGTTTTACGACGTTCATCAGTGGTCTCAAAACCACCGATGACATTGAAATGGTAGTGAACTGGCAACCGACCGAAACGTCACACCAGATGCTCTATAACGATTGGATTGCAGGTTGTAACCGCGACTGGAAAGTCGAGGTGAAGAGTAACGATAGCGTGATCGCTAGTTTCGAGGTGACGGCGTTCGTGATGAGTTTCAGCGTTGAAACGCCCATCGATGGTCGGGCCGTGGCGAATGTCACGCTCAAACCGTCGGGTAAACCAACGCTACTATAGGAGGAACCATGCTGCTCACACGCGAGCAAATTGAGACACGAGAGCAGCGGTACCGCGATATCCCTGTCCCTGAGTGGGGCGGGGATGTTCGCATTGTGCCGATGTCAGCGGCGGATCTACAAGTATTCCTAAAGGCAAAAGAGGGCGGCGATGTGGCGCGGGCGGGCGTGCAGGTATTGGCACGCGTCATGATCGGCGAAGATGGCAAGCGGCTCTACTCTGATAAAGACGTCGACAAACTCTACAGCCTGCCAGGGACAGCGGCGGTCATGGCAACGCTACTGCCGGAAATCCTGGAGTTTAGCGGCGTCGATAAGGCACGGCAAGAGGAGCTGGCAAAAAAATCCGCGAGCCTCAGCAACGGCTCCTCTATCGACTAGCGTTGCAGGCAGGCGGGCACTACATTGTCAATCCATACGCGTTGCTCGAGGAGATGAGCGCAGAGGCGTGGGTGTTGTGGCAGTTGTACTACGATCTCGATCCGTGGGGCGAAGAGCGCGCCGATTTGCGTTCTGGAATGATCGCGGCGGTAATCGCCGAGACAAACCGCGACAAAAAGAAGCGCCGCAAACCGTACGCGCCAGAAGACTTTATGCCTAAATTCGACAGGCCGCCGCCCAAACCGCAGACGCCTGAAGAGCAAGCCGCAATTTTGCGGATGTGGGTGCAGGCGTTAGGTGGCGAGGATAGGACACAGACTGCATAATGGCTGATGTGTTAGAACAATTAAATGTCCTGCTCTCTCTGGACGCGTCCGAGTTCGACCGCGGGACGCGTGATGTTGCCAACCGTGCGGAGCGCAGTGGCAACCGCATCAGCGGCGCGCTGTCTGCTGGGATGGGCGCGGCGGCGACAGGCATCGCAGCAAGCGCGACCATTGCTGCGGGCGCCATTGCGGGCATCGGCGCGGCGGCAATCTCAGCACAAGGGCGCGTCGCAACGCTCGAAAAAGCATTCGGCGGCGCGCTTGACGAGGCGACGGCGGATGCGCTGTTCTTGGCCGATGCC